TCTATTTCGTATTTGTAAATAAATCTAATGATCCTTCAATGATTTCAAGCTCTGCCCCCTGGACATCCATTTTGATATAATCATAATTGGTTTCAGGTAATACATCTTTTAATCTTTCTGTATAAACATCTTTTGTTTCAAAAGGCACATTTGAATTTTCTTTATATAAAGAGTTACCTGTCTCGTCTGCTTCATTACCTGTTGTATAATATTTTCTGTGTTCACGGTGTTGTCCAACATAGGCATGAATAAATTGTCCTAATGAATGTAACTTTTCTTTATGCGTATCTGAACTGTCAATTAAGAAATACTTTGCATCCGGGTATTCTTGTTTTACTTTCTCTGTCCACTTACCCTGGTGACATCCTAAATCAACAATACGATTTAATTTAAGACCTAAGCCTTTGAGTCTTTTCATTAAGTTCGTGTGAACTTCAAATGGTTTCATCTTTGAATTGTTTTCTAAATTCTCTATGCCTACAAAGTTCTTTCCACGACTTGTTTTCTAAATAACAAGATAAACTTGCAATCTTAGTCCAAAACCAAAGGTGTATTTTTCTTTTTATATAGCTCATGTTTATATTTCCTTATGTATTCTTTGTTTTTTAAACGCCATTCTTCATTTAACATTAAACAATGATCTCTATTGTTTTTATAAAATGTTTTTGATTGCGCATTATATTTTTCTTTATTTTTTAAATAATATTGTTTTAAATATTCTTTTCTAGTCATCCCAGCTTTTTCTCATTCTTTCTATTTCTAACTGACAATAATGAATAATTTTATTTAAATCCTCTATTCCGTTTTTCTTTTGATACCTCACAGCATACTTAATAATGTTGCCTTGAAAATATGAAAGATTGTTTTCTGTTATAAAAGTCCAAGGTTGGATTTTTAATTTATAATGATCTCCTCCTTCTTGTTTTTCTTGAGGAAAAGCATTTACGAAATCAGTTTTTGTGCCCATAATTCTCCTTAAAGTTTTTATATAATCTTCCTAATGGAAAATGAAATTTGTGATCTGTATTGATCAGATGTAATGATTGTTTGGCTCTTGTGACACCTGTATACCATACCCTTAATTCTTTAACTTTTTCTTCTTTGCTTTTTCTTTCGAAATGGGACGGCCAATTGGCTTTAGAACAAATGACGACGTGGTCGGCTTCAGAGCCTTTAACTGAATGTATCGTGTCAACAATGATCCTCGCTTTCGAGTCTAAATTTATATTATTCTCCATACACTTCAAGAAATATCTTTTCTCTGTATCTTTTATTTTAATAGATAATGCTTTTGTCCAATCTGCTTTATCTTCTGTTAATCCTGCTCTTAACCTTAATTCTTCATAATTAAATGGTTGGTTTGGATGTGCAAAGTTCCATTTTTGTGAGTCTGCGCTCCGGTAGCCGTGGTCGATGTTTGATATGTAAGTGTACATGACACATGCTTCCTCCCTTGTTACTGTTCCACCTTGCATCAATTGCATCCAATAATTAATTGCTTGCCACTGCTGAACTTGAAATGACTTACGTCCCTGAGTATTTTCATAATAATAACCCATATCATACAAATCTTTTTCAATCTCTTTCCTGACATCATGGATTCTTGCTAACACCATCCATGTTCCTTCTCTTTCAAACGGTACATGTTTTACACTTTGATATCGTTCAATCTCTCCTTCTAAATCATTTGGTGAGAATATCTTTTCTTCTCGGTAATTTGCTGCAGACAACATAATCAATTGTGAGAAGTAATGTACCTTTCTTGGTATACGTCTTGATAACTCTAAAACTTTTTTCTTACCTGGAAAATGAATAAAGTAATCTACTTCAGCGCCATTCCATTCATAGATTGCCTGGTCATCATCTCCTGCAAGATAAACAACTTCTGCTTCTTTCGCTAATTTAATAACAACATCCCACTGCAAAGGAGTAAGATCCTGAGCTTCATCAATCATTAATACTTTGAACTTTGGTACATGACCTTCGTTTACAAACTTCTCCAACATATCTGTAAAATCTAATCGATCGTTTTGTCTTATACCTGGTGCAACTTCAAAACTTTTAAATCGTTCATATGCTGCGATGATTGATATGAATTGTGGAAGTCTAACATTTTTCTTTTGCTGCTGCTTATATAATGCGACAGGGTCTTGTTTCATGTTCCGTGCTCTGTCGTAAATTCTTAGTGACCAATTGTTAAATACTTTTTGATCTTCGAAACCTTGTAAGAAACCAATCTTCACTGTTCCATAATCTGAATGGAACTGCATTAAATCATCGTTAGGATCTAAGACAGGTATGTTATTAAATTGAGAACGAGCAAAAGAATGTATGGTAGCAAAATAGGGAAAATCATCAGGACGATAACCAGGAAGAGAACCACTAATACGTTCGATTGTTTCATCCACCGCTTTATTCGTAAATGAAAAATATGCAATCTGATGAGGCGATACACCTTTACGAAGAAAGTACTTAATCCTGCGTAACAGTTGGAAAGTTTTACCAGTTCCTGGAGGGCCAAATATTTTAATTGTTTTCCCATGGAGCTGCTGCTTTAACATGTTTAACCTCTTTGTTTTTATATTCAGGTAGCTTAGGCATACTGACTAACCAATGCCTTGTATCTACCCCATTGTGTTTCTTTTTTGGCTCTGCGCCGCCGACTTGTAAAAAATTTGTACATTCTCTATTAGACCAATTGCTTCCATTCTTTTTCATAAACCTTTGAAACAATTCAGTTTTAAATCTCATCTCAGTCGCCTTACCAGGATTCTCATCATCGAGCCACATATATCCATTAGAAATTTGACTAAATTCTGTATGCAGTTCGCAATCCTCTAAGAATTGTATCATACGTGAGTTAAAGATGTCATCTTTCTCCTCCATAGCGTCATAACCCTCAATATCTATCTTATTTTTAATCAATTCCTCTTTAAAATCAGACCAAGGATCTGGTGCTTGTTTAGATGGTTTTAAGTTTCTCCATACAATGTCTGCAGCTAAAAGCTTAGATCCGAATAATTGTTGAGAATAAAGTTCTTTGTTTTCAAGTTTAACGTTTACTCCATTTACGGGTAACACCCAATATGGTTCTGGATATACATTATACTTCATAAGTTTACCAACTGTTGGCATTGCTTCATTAGGATTAATTCCATATTTCTGAGATAAACATTTTGGTCTATCACAATGTGCTTTAGCTACGGATGTACCACATTTGTATTTATAATCTGTTTTCTGATGTTGTTTAATTAATGTATTCAATTCTTTTGGATCAAGGGGTGGCTCACCAATTTGTTTATTCATTTCTCTAAAATATTCTGGCCAATAGTCTGGATCAGGATTTAACTTCTTACATAACACAGCACAATTAAACATCGCATCATTACGACCTTCGCCATCCTTTACTTTATTTCTTAAAAAACTTTTTATACATGGAGGATATCCAATATCATCTTCTTTCTTTTCTGCTTTAATAATTGTTTCTAAATCTTGTTCGCTACATAAAAATTTTTGCACATAAATATATAAATCACTTAACGGCACTCCCATGCCATTATCATATAAGGCCATACGCGTTGAACGTGCTGCACGTTGATAAGGTAAGTTAACAAAGTTACCTTTGTTTTTATCTTCCCATTTTTCAGGAGTAAGATCGACTTGATCCTGGGCAGGAAATATATCTGTTGTCGTTCCCGCAACTCCAAGATCTGCAGCGATTGAGTTTAATAAGCTTCTTACTTTTCTTGCTTGTACAGGTTCACTTAAATGTAAAATTAAATGAAGACCATTTGATTTAGATCGATATGGAACTAATGGATATTCTCTTTCACGAATAAGTTTAATTAATTTGATATGATCTAAATTGTAAATATCAACGTCTATTACTCCCCAAGTACAAGTAGAATCATCGCGGATAGGGACAGTGCCAATATGCCTTGTACCGTTGATGTGTTCTTCAAAATCTTTCTTTTCGATTGGTAATTTATTAATCCAAGATTTATATTCTTCTTTTCCATTGTCTTTCCTTAACCCTGTAGGTTTTGATTCCCCAAAATATGTATCTGAACCCTGGAACAGTTCTATGAACTGCTCCAGAGTTGTATGATGTTCTTCCATTAAAATGGTGCTTTTTCAGTAGATGTTTCAGTATCGTGTTTTACTTTTACACTACCGCCTGCGCATGATTTATAAAACTCATTCGCAGCGTTTAGAACCGATTCATTAGGAACTTGTCCTGTATGCTCGATTTCCCAACCATACCATGAACCTAAATTGTTTTTCTCAAGCTGTGTAGACAATCTATACGTTTGAGTAAACATAGCAGGAGTAAAGAATGTTCCATCTTTTCTCTTAGACTTCACTGACATCATCATTGAATTCCACTTCTTAGATTTTTTTCTTTGAGTAGACTTCATTGTGATTAATGCAGTTTCTTTAGGTGCATTGTTTTCTACAAGTAATACATAGTGAGACGCTGTCTCTTCTACATAATTTCCATTTTCTAATCTATCTTTATTAGAATCGTCTCTTGTAGTTTTAGTCATAATATCAGAATCACTTGGATGTATAAAAGCAGGAGCTCCAGATCCTTCTGAACCTCTATCCTTCCATTCAATGTATTCTAATTTATAAAAGCATGGTACAACTGTAATACCTTTTGCACCGTCATAAAGTTGATCGGTTACAGTATTATAAATCATGCCCGCTTTAGCCGCTTCAATATAGTTTGCATCTCCCGCAGTTACCTGTGGTGATAGCTGACCTAATATTTTTAGAAAAGGTAAAGCTAAATCTTTTTGAGACATGTTTTCAAAACCTGCCTGCTCAAAAGATTCTAAGTTAATGTTCGCAACAGCGTTTTCTTTTTTTACTGCTACGTCTTTCGTTGCTTTTGACATATTGTCCTCCATTAGTTTTTCGTTATTTTTGTTTTATTTGAGACATACACTCCAAACAAATCCATCGGCAATTCTTTACCATCAGTAATTTGTTCTCGTGCGAAAGCTTTGAGTGTCATCGGTTCTACTTTTTCTTTTTTGTTATAAGTAAATCCGTTCTCCTCACAAACTTGTATAAGTCTCGATACAAGATTGTCCTGGCCTTTATTAAATGATGCAGTGACAGTATTTTTAATCATGTCCTCATGACCATTTGATCTAAGCCAATTAAAAGCCTCTTCAGTTCTAGACGCAGGTATACGTGCTGAAATAACTGGTTTTACCTCAACTGTATCTCCATTTTCTGTTTTAATTAAAGAGACTCCAGCCTCTTGCATTAATTCAGGTATTGTCTGTTCTTGAAGTTCTTTATGCTTCTTACTAAGTTCCGCCATCTCTTTTTCTTTCTCTTCGATTTGACGTCCTAGTTCTTGCATGTCTTGGCATGCTC